CTCAACATTGTAAGACTTGTAGGTATTTTTCCCAAGAGGGATTTAGGGAAATGGGTGTTTGTAAAAGATACCCTACTTTCCAAAACAGAAATAGCACAGATTGGTGTGGTGAACATAATCCTATATTGCCAAGCACAATAACATTGCCTAAAGTTAACTTAGATTTGGGTGTTGTCATGAATCCAGCAATAACTGAAGAAAAGAAAAAGCCTGGCAGACCAAAATTAAGTGGGAGGCAAATCCCATGAAACCCATAAAAGACAAGATTATTGTTAGACCTATTCCTAGAATACAGTCCACTTTATATGTCCAGACTGCTGAGGCAGACACAGTAGGGCATATTGTGGCAGTTGGAGATGAGGCTGCTGAGGAAGGTCTAAAAGTAGGGGATAAAATATATTTTGGCACTTTGGCTAAAGACTACAAAGATGAATACTTAAAGTATCATAACTTTAAAGATGGTGATGAAAAACTATTGGTAATGTCATGGCAAGATGTTTGTTTTGTTGAGGAGCAAGAATAATGGCAAAAACTGGACTTTATGCGAATATCCATGCAAAGCAGGAAAGAATCAAAAAAGAAAAGGCTGAGGGCAAACCAGTTGAGAAAATGAGAAAGCCTGGTTCTAAGGGTGCTCCAACTGCTGAGGCATTTAAACAATCTGCAAAGACTGCCAAAAAATGACTAAAAAACATGACAAGCCAATAGAACACAAGACTACAGGAAAGGGGAAAACCTATAACCCTACTGAAAAAGGTGCTGGTATGACTGCCAAAGGAAGGGCAGAATACAATAAAAAGAATGGGTCAAACCTAAAGCCTCCTGCTCCAAACCCCAAGACAGAGAAAGATGCTGGTAGAAAGGCATCATTTTGTGCAAGGATGGAGGGAGTTGTAGCCAAAGCTAAAGGTCCTGCTGAAAGGGCTAAAGCATCACTTAAGAACTGGAACTGTTAATATGCCACTCAAGAAATCCACATCACCCAAAGCATTTAAAGAGAATATTAAGACTGAGGTAAAAGCAGGAAAGCCAATTAAGCAGGCTGTTGCTATCGCCTACAGTGAAAAGAGAGAGGCTGAAAAAGCCAAGAAAAAGAAATGAAAGCCAGTCTAGCAGTCCATCTTTTAATAGCACTTGGCTTTGATGAGCATCTGTTCATGAAATGGCAAGCAGGCAAAAACCCAAGCTATACCAAAAAAGGTACAGGCAGAAAACACAAACAAGGAAAACAAAATGATATTTGAACATGAAATACAAGATGTAAACTTAATAATTACTAGCCTTGAGCACAAAATCAGGGATATGCAAATATTAGTACAGAAACTAATGGCAAAAGCTAATGAGCAAATGCCTGTTCAAGCTCAGTTAAATCCAGTAGCTGAGACATTAGCAGAGCCTGCTCCTGAGACTCATCCAAATAACTAAAAGTTATATTAAAATCAATTATTTATACAAAAAAACAATATGGGTGCTCCATTAGGTAATATTAACTCATCTAAAGGCAGACTTTTCCAAGAAAAGCTGAGGATGATTCTTTCCCAAGAGCCTCATAGAGCTAGAGCTGTTGCTGAGGTTCTGATTAGCAAAGCTGAGGAAGGAGAACCTTGGGCTATTAAAGAGCTAATGGATAGGATTGATGGGAAGGCAGTTCAGGCAACAACTCTTGAAGATGCAAGTGGAAATGTCATCATGCCTCATCTTCAGGTCACATTTGTAAAGCCAGATGGAGCAGAGTGAACTTAATCAAGCTATTAAAAAGGCTGAGTTTCCAGTCAAGCTCCAGTGCCTGTTCCAGCCATCAAGGTATAAATGTATCTTTGGAGGCAGGGGGTCAGCAAAGTCATGGTCTGTTGCTAGAGCACTGCTCATCCTGGGTGCAAAGCAAGTCCACAGGATTTTGTGTGCCAGGGAATTTCAGAACTCCATATCTCAATCAGTTCATAAGTTATTAAGTGACCAGATTGTTGAACTAGGGTTAATTGGGTTCTATGAAATTACCCAAAACTCTATCAGGGGGGCAAATGGGACTGAGTTTGCCTTTGTGGGACTGAAGAATAATCCACACAATATTAAATCCTACGAGGGTTGCACAATTGTCTGGGTAGAGGAAGCTCAGGCAGTCTCAGCAAGAAGTTGGGATATTCTTATTCCTACTATCAGGGCAAAAGACTCAGAAATCTGGATAACCATGAACCCAGAGTTGGAGTCTGATGCCACATACCAGAGATTTATTCTAAATAAGCCTGATAACTGCATCACACAAAAGGTGAATTGGTCAGATAACCCTTGGTTTCCTGAAGTCTTAGACCATGAGAGAAGAACTCTACAATCTAGAGACCCAGAGGCTTACAACACAGTTTGGGAAGGATTGTGTAGGCAAACTGTGGATGGAGCTGTGTTTGCTAAGGAAATGCAAATGGCAGAGCTGGAGGAAAGAATCACTAAAGTTAGATATGACCCTACCAAGCCAGTCCATGCTGTGTTTGATCTTGGTTGGGCAGACTCCACATCTATTTGGTTTGTCCAGTTCATAGCTCAGGAAATCAGATTTATTAGGTATATTGAGGATAGTCAGCAGACTATGAGCCATTACCTAGCACTGATGCAGACCTTTGGTTATGTCTATGACACACTCTGGCTACCACATGATGCACAGAACAAGACACTTGCCGCGCAGGGCAGAACAATAGAGGAAATTGTCAGAAATTCAGGGTTCAAGACCAAAATAATCCCAAGAACTAGCATTGTGGACTCTATTAATGCCTCCAGAACTATGTTCAGGAACTGCTTTTTTGATAGGGATAATTGCTATGATGGCTTGCAATGTCTCAGGCATTACAAGTATGAAGTTGACCCAGAGACAAAGGCTTTTAGTAAAAACCCACTTCATGACCAATACAGTCATGGAGCTGATGCTTTTAGGATGGTTGCTTTAGGTGTTCAAGAGACTAGACCAAGAAGACCAAAGCAAGTAAACTATGCACCACCACAATCATGGATGGCACTATAACATGGCACTTGACCCACTAGAAACAGATTATGACCCCATCATAGATGAGGCAAAGCAGTTCCTGAAGTTTGCTAATGATGCAGACACAATGAATAGGCAGGAGGCTCTGGAAGACTTGAAGTTTGCAAGTGGGGGCGATCAGTGGCCGGTGGACCTACAGAACAGCAGAAACCTAGAGTCCAGACCAGTTCTAACTATTAATAAGCTAGATGGCTATTGCAGGCAAGTCACTAACCAGCAAAGACAGCAAAGACCCAGAATTAGGGTTCATGCCACAAATACTGTGGAGGATGCTGCAGATGCCAAAGTCATTCAAGGCATGGTCAGGCATATAGAAGTTAACTCCAATGCTGATAATGCCTATGACAATGCTTATAACTATGCAGTCAGAATGGGATGGGGATATTTAAGGGTTGACCATAGATATGTAAGGGAAGATTCTTTTGACCAAGAGCTATTTATTGACCCTATTGATAACCCATTTACAGTATATTTAGACCCAAATTCAATTGCAGTGGATGGTTCAGACCAGGAAAGATGCCTGATTACATCCATGATGCCAAAGTCTGTGTTTAAGGAAATGTACCCAGATGCACAGGACACTTCATTTACATCCAGAGGCACTGGAGATACCCAAAGTGAGTGGATTACTAGGGAAGATATTAGAGTTGCTGAGTACTTTTACACAGTTAGAGAGAAAGCCAAGCTCTATTTATTAAGTGATGGCTCTGCTAAATTTGCTGATTCCAAGGACTTTTTTGAAAGAATCAAGAGAGCTGGGCTAGAGATTGTGGATGAAAGACCTAGTGTAAAGAAGACAATTAAGTGGAAAAAGCTCACAGCAATTGAGGTGCTGGAAGAAAAGGACTGGCCGGGGTACTACATCCCAATTGTCCCTGTATATGGCAGGCATGTAGTGATTGGGGACAAGAGAAAGAAATTTGGCATGGTCAGACATGCTAAGGATGCCCAGAGAATGTACAACTTCTGGGTCACATCCATGACTGAATCTGTGGCATTAGCTCCCAAGGCTAAATGGATCATGGCTGAGGGTCAGGATGAGGGTCATGAGTTGGATTGGGCAAGTGCCAATATTAAGTCAATGGCTACTCTGAGATACAAGCAGACAGATATTGATGGCAACCCAGCTCCTCCTCCACAGAGGATGCAACCAGAGCCTCCTCCTACTGGCATTTTGACTGCTGCACAGGAGATTAATCAGGACATGGCAACCATTATTGGCATCTATGATCCATCACAGCAACTCCCAGGCAATATGTCTGGCAAGGCTTTGAATGGTCAGCAAATGCAAGTGGATTTGACCAATTTTGACCTTTATGACAATCTAACCAAGTCAATTGCCCATGTTGGCAAAATACTTTTAGACCTAATTCCCAAGATTTATGACACTGAAAGGGTTATGAGAATTATTGGGGATGATGGAAAACCAGACCTTTTGACCATTAATCAGCTAAGTGCTGTGGGAAGGGTCATGAATGATGTAACTGTAGGGCAATATGATGTTGTCATGGAAACTGGTCCAGGCTACAACAGTAAGAGACAAGAGGCTGTGGATGCCATGATGCCTTTGCTTGCCAAACCTGAGCTATTTAATGTGGCTGGAGACTTGGTGTTTAGGAATATGGACTTCCCAGGGGCTGAGACTATTGCTGATAGGTTAGCCGCCCTGAACCCACTGAGCCAGATTGATGAGCACTCTGACATTCCTCCACAGGCTCAATTAATGATTAAGCAAGGACAGGCTCAAGTCCAGCAACTCACTCAGCAGTTGCAGGCTTTACAGATGGCTATGAAGCAAAGACAAGATATTGAGCAAGTTAAGCAACAGGCTGAGACTCAGAGAGAGCTGATGAGGCAGACAACCAAGGCTCATAATACAGAATCTATGCTCCAAGCTAGAGTCCATGATGTAAATACCAAGGCTATAACTAGCCAGAATAGGGTAGAAATTGAGGCAATTTCAGATATGTTATTGCACCACATGGATACTGCCAGACTGGAGAGAGAAATCCAGA